TTACTACACCCGATACTATTTTTCCTAATGCTAAAAGTGGAAATGCCATATTTTATACGTGTATTCCGTAGTAATCTGGACTTAATTGTATATAAGGATCACTCAGATTTTTTGCAGAAATGTGAGTGACCTCAGTTGCTACAGAAGATGAGGACAACATTAATTCTCTGTTTTCAATTGTATCTAGATTCACTGGTATAAAATTTACATTTGAAAATTGACTATTACTGTTATTAAGATATGATAAATCTTTCGGTTTTCCTTTAAATATTTTCTTCCAAAGTTTCATAGTCCACTCAGCAAGCATACTTCCAAAGTATAATTCAGCAGATATACCCATTGGTGAACCTCCAGGTGAACCTAACAATCCTGATCCAGCAATTAAATCTCTATTTCCACCTAATTTAAGATCTATATTTTTTCCTTTTTTTATATCTTCTATTTCTTCTTTCGTTAATTTTCTACTTAATTCTTTTTCTTTCTTTTCTACTTTTTCATCTAAAACTTTAGGATTTAATTCAAAGTCCATTTTCCTGTATTTATCAATTGCCATCGATCCTCCAAAAATTGCTAAAGCAGCAAGAAAAGCTGGTTTTGTAAGTATTGCAAAAACACCAGTTAAAGTCGTTAGTGCTCCAATCAACTGAATAAGTAATCCTGTTCCTATTAAAAATGCAGCAGTACCCACCATCCATTTCCAATTCTTTTGAACTATCTTAAAGAATGTTGATAATTTTTCTTGATTTTCTTTATTTTTTAACCAATCAAATGCAGCATTAGTTACTATTCCAGTACCTAGTATTCCACCTAATGCTAGTAATTTACCAAAAATACCTGAAATAGGAGAAGAAGCCTTAGATGCTGTTTTTGTAAATATATTTCCTACTTTTCTTTGTTTTTGTTTTTCTATTACACTTTCTGCTCTTTCAAATTTTCCTTTAGATTTTTCTTTTCGTGTATCATTAATATCTTCTTTATTCTCTGCAATACGATTCG